TGCAGGAGTTCCTCTTCCCCCTCGTGCGGCGCGTCGTGTGGCTCGGCAAGCGGCAGGGCGCCGCGCGTGGGCTGCCGCGGCTGGACGGCCAGCAGGTGAAGATCAAGCCGCTGGCGCCGCTGACGCGGGCGATGGCGCAGGACAACATCCTGCGGCACACGCGCTTCATGGAGATCATGGCGGCGTTCTTCGGGCCGCAGATGGTGGCGCTGAGCGTCGATCAGGACAAGTTCTCGCCTTGGCTGGCTGAGCAGACAGGCTTCGATCCGAACCTGCTGCGCTCGCAGGCTGGCAAGGAGCAGTTGGTGCAGGCTGTCGCGACGCTTGCACAGCAGACAGGCATGATGCCGCAAGGAGGACAGTGATGCCGAAGAAGGGCACGAAAAAGGGCGGGCGCGGCTACTGAGCCATGTCTGACGAGTTCAACGAGTTCCTGCTGTCGTGCTTCGAGACGCCGGCGGGGCAGAAGGTGCTGGCGGGCCTGATGAACCGCTACGGGACAGTGCTGCCGCCGACTGCGACCGACGCGGAGCTGCGGCACAGGGAAGGCCAGCGGAGCGTGCTGGCAGAGATCATGAAGGGGATGGCGGATGGCCGAGAGCGGCGACGGAATGCTGGCAGCAGCGGCAGCGATGCCGGCAAGCGATCCTCAGGGCGCGGCGGCCCCTCCACCCGCCGCAGCACCTGAGGGGGCGGGCGGGGGCGCATCTACTTCCCCAGCGACCCCTGCCCGCCCGGAATACCTGCCGGAGAAGTTCTGGAAGGACGGCGCGCCGAACGTCGAGGCGCTGGCGAAGAGCTACACCGAGCTGGAGAAGATGCGCGGCCGCTTCAAGGACGAGGCGGCGGCCGAGCTTCGGGCCGGGGTGCCGGAGACGCCGGACGCCTACGAGCTGAAGGCCGCGGTGCCGGAGGGTGTCGTCTGGATCGAGGGCGACATCCCGGCGGAGCTTGAGCCCGGCAAGGTCTACTTCAAGCCGGACTTGGCATCGCCGGAGATGAACGCGCTGCGGACCTGGGCGCATGAGGCGGGGGTGAAGCCGGAGGCGTTCGGCAAGCTGCTCGGCATCGCGGCGCAGGCGATGGGCGTGCGGGTGCCGACGCTGCAGGAGCGCGAGGCGGCCCGGAGCGAGTTCTTCGGGGGGCTGGGCGAGAACGGCGCGCAGCGGGCGGGCCACCTCTACGGCCAGCTTCGGGCGCTGCTGCCGGAGAGCGGCGTGAAGGCGATCGACGGGATGGTGTCGAGCAAGGAAGCCTTCGAGGCGATCGAGGCGCTGGCGACGCGGGCGGGCGGGGCGCGGTTCGCGCCGGCGGGCGCAGCGCCGGCGGGCGGCGTCACCGAGGCGGGGCTGAAGGAGATGATGCGCGATCCCCGCTACAGCGACCCCCTGAAGCGCGATCCGGCCTTCGTGCAGCAGGTGGATCAGGGGTGGCGCCAGCTCTACCCCGGCCCGCTGCCGTCCTCCCATACCGGGCGGGCTGCCTGACGCGCTTGACAGGTTCGCGGGGCCGCTTGCAGGCCCCGCGGCCATCAGGCTGACGCAGGCCCGCGCAGCACCCTCCCGGCTCGCTTTACGCGACAACCGAATGAAGGGCGCCAGAGCGGACAACCGATGCGGATGCGAGAGCATTCACACCGGAGGTTCGGGCAATGCCCTTCCCGTCGATCGACGCTGCATTCGTCAAGCAGTACGAAGCCGAGGTTCACGAGGCTTACCAGCGCCAAGGTTCCAAGCTCCGCGGGACCGTGCGCACCAAGAACGGCATCACCGGCTCGTCCACCTTCTTCCCGCGGGTCGGGACGGGCGTGGCGGTCACGAAGGCGCGCAACGCCGAGATCGCCGCCATGAACGTCGGCCACAGCCAGGTCGAATGCACCCTGGCCGACTGGTATGCCGGCGATTGGGTGGACCGGCTCGACGAGCTGAAGACCAACATCGACGAGCGCCGCGTCGTCGCGAATGCCGGCGCCTGGGCGCTCGGCCGCAAGACGGACGAGATGATCATCACCGCGCTCGACACCGCGGGCTCGGGCCGCAACGTCACCGGCTCCGGCGACCTGGCCGACACCGCCGGCTTCACGAAGGCGAAGGCGCTGCGGGCGGCGACGCTGCTGAACAACAGCGACGTGCCGGACGACGGCGGCCGCTTCTGCATCGTCTCCCCGGCGGCGTGGGAAGACCTGATGCTGATCGACGAGTTCGTGCGATCGGATTACGTCGGCCCGGACATGCCGTTCCGGCAGGCGATGGGCAACATGGCCCGCCAGTGGATCGGCGTGAACTGGATCATGCACACCGGCCTGCCGACCGCCGCCGGCCCGCTGCGCGAGAACTTCATGTTCCATCGCAATGCGGTCGGCCACGCCATCGGCGCGGACATCACGTCCGATGTGACCTGGCACGGCGATCGCGCCAGCCACTTCATCAACAACATGATGTCGCAGGGTGCCGTGCTCATCGACGAGCTCGGCGTCGTGCGCGTCCTGATCACGGAGTAACGCCGATGCCCTATATCGCGCGAGACATGGTGCTGATGGCGGCAGGCGCCGGCCGGCAGTTCTACTTCTACCGGACGGAAGACGCGACGACGGTGGTGGACACCACCGGCTACTTCAACGCCGCGGCCGACATGCTGAACGTGGGCGATCTGATCTACCGCCTCACGGTCAACGCTTCCGGCGTGGTGCAGACGGCCGGCTTTCACGTCGTCCTGAGCAACGCGAGCGGCGTCGTGGATACGTCCGACACGCTGGCGCTGACGGTCACGGACACCGACTGATCCGGGAGGGGGCTTCGGCCCCCTCTTCTCCTTCGTGGAGTGAGACATGCCGACGCGCGCCTACACGCAGACCGAGCTATCCCCCAACCGCGAATGGCTGGTCACATGGACCGGGCTGCTCAACGGCGACGACGGCGCCCCCTTCGAGCGGCCGGGCTTCGCGGATCGCAGCGTGGAGGTGCTGGGCACCTTTGGCGCGGGCGGGACGTGCCTGATCGAGGGCAGCATCGGCGGGACCGCCTACTACACCCTCACCGATGTCGCGAACGCGGCGCTCAGCCGCACGGCGTCAGGGCTGCGCCAGGTGACGGAGAACACGCGCCTGATCCGGCCGCGCGTCTCGGCCGGCGACGGCACGACGAGCCTCACGGTTCACCTGCTGGTCCGCAGCGACGGGAACGACTGACATGCAGACCGGCGAAGCACTCGACATCATCCGCCAGATCGAGGCGCACTTCCTCGCGTTCCAGCGCATCACTGCTTTCGTGCAGGGCGTGGCCGAGATGGAGCTGCGCGCGGCGGAACTGAAGCAGCGCGTGGAAGAGCTGGCCGCGCAGGCCGATGCCGCAGAGGCGCGGCAGCGCGAGGCTGGGGCGCGATGCGTCTCGGTCCTGCAGGACACGGCGGCGCGGGTGGAGCGCGCGCGGGCGGAGGCCGAGGAAGCCATCGCCGCGAGCAAGCGCGACGCCGCCCTGGCATCGTCCAATGCGGCCGAGACGGCGCGCATCCAGATCGCGGAGTTCGCGGAGAAGACGGCGGCGGCTGAGGCGCGGGCGGTGCAGGCGCTGGCCGCGGCGGCTGAGGCGGAGAAGCGTGTGGCTGCGGCGCAGGCTGCGCTGGAGCAGGTGCGCGCCAAGTTCGCATGACGATCCTCGCGCGCCGCACGCGGCGGTTCTTCCTTCTCAGCGAAGAGCCTGAGCCGCCGCCGCCGAGCGCGCCGCTGCTGATCGAGGCCGGGCCGGTGCTGCTGGCTGAGAGCGGCGTGGAGCTGCTGACCGAATGAGCGGGACGAAGATCAGCGCCCTGCCGGACGCCGGCGCGCTCACGGGCGCGGAGCTGGTGCCGGTGGTGTCGGACCCGGCGGGGACGCCGGTGACAGAGCGCAGCACGGTAGACGCGATCGCGGCGCGGGCAGTGGTCACGGGCGGTGCGGTGCCGGACACGCGGCTTGTGTCGGCCGGCGCGGGGCTGACGGGCGGCGGGAGCCTGGCGGCGAACCGCACGATTTCGATCCCGAACGCAGCGATCACGCGCGCGATGCTGGTGAACAGCGCGGCGACGAGCGTGATAGGGCGCAATCTTGGCAGCGCCGGGCCACCGGCCGACATCGCGGCGGGCGTGGACGGGCATGTGCTGCGGCGGGCGTCAGGCTCGCTGACCTTTGGCACGGTGGCGACGGAGGGCATCGCGGACGGCGCGGTGACGATGGCGAAGATCGCGCAGCAAGGCGCAACGAGCGGTCAAGTCATCAAGTGGAACGGCACTGCGTGGGCGCCGGCTGCGGACGAGACTGGCGGCGGCGGAAGCAGCCCGGTGCCTGGCTACGTCGCCGGCCGGTGGATTGCGCCCTACATCGGGAGCGTGGGCGCCTCTGCGACGCTGGGCGCGAACGCGATCAAGTTCATTCCCTTCATGCTGGACCGGACGATCACGGTGACGGGGCTCGGCTGCCGCATCTCGACGGTGGTGGCGTCGAGCAACGTGCAGCTTGCGATCTACGCGGCCGACGTGAGCGCGGGCACGCCCACCGGCAATGCGCTTCTGAGCACGGGCAACCTGTCGGCGGCGACGGCGGCGACGGTATCGGAGACGAGCCTCGGCCCGGTGACGTTGGACGTGAACACGCTTTATTGGGCGGCCATCAACAACTCCGCCGCTGGCATCGCGGTGCAGGCGATCCTAGGCGCCAACGTCTCGCCTGCGGCCCGCATGATCGGCGCGAGCAACCTTGCCGACTTGAGCAGTTCGGCAACCTCGATGGCGCTCATGCTGGAGCTTGTGCAGACGTTCGGGACGTGGCCGAGCGTCACCGGCGGCAGCTTCACGGTATCCACGCAGGGCCGGCAGGCAATGGCGTTCTTGCAGATCGGAACGCTGCCATGATGCAGGTCTACGACCGCCGCGCGGGGGTGCTGCGACTGCTGGCGCCGGGCGCGCCTGTGGCCGAGGTGTCGCTGACGCTGCCGGACGCGGAGATCGAGGCGGCTGTCGCGGACTACGTGGCGCGCTATGCCCCGCCCGAGCCGGTGCCGAACGAGGTCACGATGTTCCAAGCGCGGGCGGTGCTGCTGGCATCCGGCCTGTTCGATGCCGTAGACGAGGCGCTGCGCGCGCTCGGGGCGAAGAGCGTCGAGTTCCAAGCGTGGGAATATGCCAACCACTTCACCCGTCACGGGCCGCTGGTCAACGCGATGGCGCACAGCCTCGGCCTGACGGACGCGCAGGTGGACGACATGTTCCGCGCCGCGGCCCGGATCGAAGCCTGATCGTTGACGCCTTCTCGCGCGCGCTTGCATGGCGCCGCACATGGCCCGCACAGACATTGACATCTGCAATCGCGCGCTGGCCCGTGTCGGCAGCGACGTGCAACTCGCCTCCCTCACGGACAACACGGCTGAAGCGACCGTCTGCGCGAGGGAATACCCGGAGACGTTCGCCTCGGCGCTGACGGTGCCGGGCGGCAAGCCGATGCGATGGTCCTTCGCGACGACGCAGAAGGCCCTGACGCGCCTCTCGACCACGCCAGTCGCCCGCTTTGCCTACGCCTGGCAGATCGAGGCGAACACCCTGATCATCCATGCAGTGCTGGTGAACAGCATCCCGATCGAGTTCACGCGCCTCGACGACATGATCTATTGCGACGCGGACGCGGACGTAGTGGCGGAATACACCTTCCAGCCTGACGAGGCGGCCCTGCCGTCCTTCTTCGCGGACGCGCTTGCGACCGACCTGGCGGCGAAGGTGGCGCTCGGCCTGAACCGCGACATCGAACTGGCCGACAAGCTGGCCCGGCAGGCAGAGATGCAGTGGGCCGCGGCGCGCGCGGCTGACAGCCAGGCCCGGTCGAGCCGCAGGGTGCGGGCGAACCGGCTGGCAATGGCGCGGTTCGGCTGATGCCGCAGGTTCGCCGCGCACAGACCAACTTCGCGCAGGGCGAGTTCTCGCCGCTGATGTCGAGCCGGCGCGACCTGCAGCTTTACCGCGGCGGCGCGGCGCGGCTGCTGAACCGGCGCCCGCTGAGCCAGGGCGGCACGACGACGCGGCCGGCATTCGAGTATGTCGCCAACCTGCCCGCAGCGCCGGCGGTGCTGATCCCCTTCGCCTTCCGGCCTGATCAGCGATATGTCCTCGCGCTGAGCGGCACGCGCCTCGACGCATGGACGGCGAACGGCACGCCCTGCGCGCCGGTGACGGGCTGCCCGTGGGGAGCCGACATTCTCACGACGCTCTCGTGGTGCGTGGCAGGCGACACAATCCTGCTGTTTCACGAGGCGATGGGGCCGCAGCGGATCGTGCGGACGGGCGCGACGACCTTCTCTGTGAGCACGCTCGGCTTCGAGACGCCGGGGTTCGCGCGCCTCTCAAATCCGGCGACGACGGTGGGCGCCTCCACGACGGGGACGCCGGGCAACCTGGCCGACCTGACTGCCTCCGCGCCGACTTGGGACGCGACGAACATTGGCGAGCAGATCAGATGGAACGGCAAACGGGCGCGGATCACGGGCTACAACGGCGCGTCCGGCGGCACGATCATCCAGGTGCAGTGGATCGACGACGCCTCAGGCGTGGCGGTGACTGCGACGACCGAATGGCAGGATCAGGCGTGGAACGTGAAATACGGCTACCCGTCCTGCGGCACGGTGATGGACGGGCGGCTGTGGCTGGCGGCGACGGCCGCGCAGCCGTCATCGCTGTGGGCATCGCGCGTCAACGCCCCCTTCGACTTCGATGTGCGAAATGGCGACGACGCGGACGGGATCGCGGCGCTTGTGGGTGGCATCGACACGGTGCCGCGCATCCGGCATCTAGGCCAGCAGAACCGGCTGCTCGTGATGACGGACAGCGGCGTGTGGTTCATCCCTTCGTCGGACAGCCGGCCGGTCACGCCGAAGACGATTGCCTTCCGGCCTGTGAGCGAGATCGGCGTCTCGCAGGTGCGGCCGGCACAGAACGACGGCGCGCTGATCTATCTCGACGCGACAAGGCGCGTGGTGCGCGAGGCGCGGTGGAGCGACACGCTGCAGAGCTTCACGACGGACGCGGTTTCGCTGCTGTCGGAGCATCTGATCATGGAGCCGGTATCGAGCGCCGGAGTGCTCGGCAACGCGACGCAGCCGGGCCGGCTGGTGGTGCTGGCGAACAGCGACGGGACGCTGGCGGTGCAGCACTCGATCGCGAGCGAGCGCGTGAACGCTTGGGTGCCGTGGGAAACGGACGGGATCGTGCATAGCGTCGCAGGCGTCGAGCGCGACCTGTTTCTCGCAGTCGAGCGCGAGGATGTGTGGGTGCTGGAGCGCGCGAGCGATGCCATCGCGCCCCTCGACAGCGTGAAGCGGGTGACGGTCGGCTCGGCCACGCGGAGCTTCACAGGCTTCGCCCACCTCGCGAGCCAGACCTGCGGCGTCGTCAGCAAGGGGCACGACCTTGGCGACGTGGTGGTGTCGGGCGACGGCAGCTTCACGCTCGGCTCCGACCTGCCGGCGGTGACGACGGTAGATGTCGGGCTGCGGTTCGATCAGGTGATCCGGCCGATGCCGATCGACGCGGACCTGCCGGACGGCGACGCGGTGGGCCGGCAGAAGCGGCTGGTGCGGGTGGAGGTGGAGGTGAGCGGCACGGGCGACTTCGAGGTGAAGGGCATCCCGGTGACGCTCGGCTTCCAGGGCGACGACTATACGACCCCGCCGGCGACCTTCACGGGCATCAAGGAGGTGCGCGTGCTCGGCCTGTCGCGCGAATGCCAGTTCGACATCACGGTGGAGACGGCAACGCGCGTGACGGTGCTCGGGCTGACGCGGGAGGTGCAAATCAATGGGTGAGTTCGCAGCGATTGCCGCGATCGCCGCCTCGGCCGCGAGCACGGTGACGGCGTTGGCAGGCGCGCAGCAGGCGCAGGCGGCAGGCCGGCTTCAGCGGCAGCAGGCCGAGCAGCAGGCGGTGCTGCTGGGCGAGCAGCGGCAGCAGGTGGCGGACGCTGCGGCGCAGGAGAGCGCGGACCGGATGGTGGCGCTGCGGCGCGCGCTCGGCGCGCAGGACGCCATGCGCGGCGGGCGCGGGCTGGTCGGGGACGACATGGGCGCCGGGGTGCTGCGCGCGGCGAGCCAGGCAGAGGCAGCGCGCGATCTCGACACCATCGCGCTGAACGCGGGCCGCGAGCGCCGCAGTCTCGGCTTGGCACAGAGCCGGGCGCTGCTGAGCGGCGAGGCGTCGATGGCTGACGCGCAGGGCCGCGCGATGGCCGGCTACGGGTCGGCGTTCGGGTCGGCGGCCACGGGCGTTCGGCAGACGGCCAACTTCCTGAGCGGGGACTGACATGGGCGACACGGTAGGCGGCCTGCCGGAATACCGCGCCGGCGTGCGGCAGCGGGTGGTCGGGCCGCCGGCGGAAGCGCGCATTGGCGATCTTGGCGCCGGCGGGCTGCTGTCCCTCGGCCGGTCCCTCGACGGCGTGGCCGACATGTTCGGTCGGCAGGCTGAGCAGCAGCAGTTCGATGCCGGGCGCGCGGCGGGCGCGGTGGTGGAGCGCGACCCTGCCACGGGCATGCCGGTGCCGCCGACGCTTCGGCAGGACGGGACGCCCTTCGGCAGGGCCTTCGACGCCGCGGCGCGCGTCGCCTACCTCGACACTCTGAAGCAGGACAGCGCGACGGAGTTCACGCGCCTCGCGGCGCAGCACCGCGTCACGCCCGAGGCGTTCCTGCCCCTCGCGCGGGAGCGGATCGCGACGGTGGCGGGCCAGGCGCCGAACGCCTTCCGCGGCGAGATCACGCGCGAGCTCGACGGCATTGCGCAGGGCATGGCGCGCAACCTGATCAGCCAGTGGGCAGGCGAGCAGGGGCGGCAGCAGCGCGCGGCATGGGAGCGGCAGGGCTCGACCTACGCGGAAGAGTTGCGGCTGCTGATGCTGAACGGCGAGCCGGCGAGCGGCCCGGCGGCGGCGCAGGCGCTTGCGCGCGTGGAAGAGCACTTCGACCGCGGCATCATCGCCGGGCACATCAGCCCCGAGCAGCGCACCCTTCTCGTCGAGGAAGCGGTCGCGAACGGGGCGGTGGCGTCGATTGCCGGCGAGGCGGGGCGGATCGCGCTGACGCAGGGGCCGGAGGCGGCGACGGCGTGGGCGAACCAGCAATTCACGCGGCCAGAGATCGCCGCGGCGGGCGACCGGGTGGTGTCGCAGATGCGGGCCGAGGTCGGCAGGCAGATTTACGAGGCGCGGATCGGGCGGGGCGAGGCGCGCGAGACGGTGCGCGCGGACATCCGATCCCTCGAAGCCAGCGCGGCGTCGGGTGTGGCGGTGCCGGCGGCGACCTGGCAGAACGCAGCGCAGCGGGCCGAGGCGGCAGGGCTGCCGCAGGTGGCGGCCGAGGCGCGGGCGATGGCGACTGTCTCCGGCGAGGTGACGGCGCTGGCGGGCGCCGGCCTGCCGCAGCTTCTCCAGGCGCAGTTGGAGGCGCAGGGCCGCGACCCTGCCGATCCTGCCACGCCGATCCGGGCGCGCATGCTGGCCGGCATGGTCCGGCAGCGGGCCGAGGCGCTGCGGACAGACCCGGCGGGCTGGGCGCGGACGCAGCCGGCGGTGCAGCGCGCGGCGTCGGGCGGGAGCATGGCCGATGTGATCCGGGCGCAGGACGCAGTGCTGGCCGAGAACGGCGTGCCGCCGGAGTTCCGCCGGATCGTGCCGCAGAGCGACGTGGACAGCGTGAAGACGCTGGTGGCGCAGGGCGACACGCAGGCGACGATGGCGCGGCTGCGGCAACTGTTCGAGGGCTACGGGCCTGACAACCGCTGGCGCGTTTGGAACGACCTGCGGGCGGGCGGCGTGCCGGCGAGCGTGCGGCCGGCGGCGCTGCTGATGGCGTCCGGGCAGTCCGGCGCGCTCCAGACCTACCTGAACGCTTCGGCGCAGGGCGAGGAAAACCTGACGCGGGCAGTCGGAGATGACGCGCAGGCGGTGCGCGACCGGATTGCCTCGAACAGCACGATGACGGAGTTCCGGCGCACTGCCTCCGGCTTCGGCTACGACGCGGCCCTGATGACCG